ATACCTATAATCCCCAATCAGCAAGTAATTGAGCAATACGATTCCTACGTTGAACATCATTAGATGTAAGGTTAGCATGTTTCCCATCAAGGGCAAACAGTTCCTTAAAATGAACAAGGAAATACCTTCCTTGCTTATGAAGAATATGGCATGATTGATATATTTTCTTTTCCTTTCTTGATGCTACCCCAATTCTTGTGAGAGTTTCTCTTACTTTTAAGAAGTCATCTGGTTCATTTAAAAGAACTTCGACCATCTGATCAGGTGCCCACTTTACCTCGGGCTCTTTAACCACGCTCATTTCGCTCCTCCAGTTTCAAATGTAGATTTTATAAAATTAAGTTGGTCTTTGGTTAGGATTTTTAGAGCTTGTTTTGCCTTTTCGTTACTATACCCATAATAACGTTTCACCAAGTCAAGATCTTTAATCTCATCTTTACGAAGCCAAGGAGAGAATCTCTTCTTAACTCTCAGACTATTTAGATAAAAAGAATATTGCATCTTCTTTGGTAGGAAATGATACCTATTCATTTCATTTGCAAACATAATACAATCAAGATGTCCAGAAAGACACCGATTTATAACATATGGAGAATACTCTTTTTCAAGAGAAGGATCTTCATCAATTAAATTTTTCTTTGTTTGGTTAATAGAATTTAACCAGGTTTTCAATTCAGTCATTTAGGTAATTTACGATTAAAGTTCCAGTAATCAAACTTTTGCCACATATAGTATACACCAATTAAAGTTCTTTTGATAAACTCATCAAGAAATACTAACCCGATAAAAAAATAATCTTCTAAAGTTTTCATTTTGTAAGTTCTTTGATTTTATCTTTCCAATACTGACGATCCTCATCAGTTATCCAAGGGTTATGCTTTTGAACCCAAGCATACTCTAACCATTTTTCTTTAGTCCAATTCTTTTTTGGACCTAAATGATCTTTAAGAGTCATTCCCTCATTTTAATAATAATCCTATTGTTTTCATAATCAGCAGAAAACTCAAGTTCAACATCATGAGGCCACATTAGTTCCTCATATAATGCATTGAGTCTCTCCATATCCTCATAGAGATCATTAATATGTGGATCTTCTTCCCTCATTTTTTCATCCTCAGTGGAACATCTATAGTCCATGACGATGATTCTAACTTAACAAGATCAAAGTTCTTCTTAAACTCTTTCTCTCTTGCTTTCTTTTCCTTCTCCATTGTTATCTCAATGGTTTCAATACTTCTTTCACCATAATGAGGTTTCTGTGTATGTTGCAAACCCATGTAATCATAGATCGCACTATCTACCATGAAAAATAGTGCATCCCATGTTAATGTATCTCTTAACTTAACTGCAATTCTATCAACATCATTTTCATCAAGGTACTCACCAGTTGCTACTGCATTTGAGTAGTCTTCATATTGAGTCAAGAGTTTTGCTCTTGCTTCTACCAACTTGTTCAGATTGATAGAGATCTTTACATCATCATCAAATGCCATTAGATAACCATCCCGTGTTGTTCACGAAGTATTTTTTTATAAGGGCCATCAGGATTTGCATCCCTGACCTCCTTAACAAGTTTTAACTTCTCATAAAGTTTTTCACATTGTGGTTCACCTGCATTCTTACGACACTTCCATAGTGCAGTAACAATGTAAGAAAACTCTTTATCATCAATTGGTAGTTCCATTAAAAACCATCTAGAAGTCTAGATTCTACACAGATAGCCCAATTATAACATCTTTCCATTTCTTTTGCAAACCACTTTGCACTTTCATGATCCTCAAATTCTTTATAATGTTGCTTTGGCCCAAAGATTTTTTCATCATATACAGACCATACCACTGTCCACTTCATTCAAAGAAACTCTCCAATGTAATTTTCTTTTCATCTGACCAACCAATAGCATTTAAAATTGCCTTTACTGGATCCAAAAATGCCTTATTAAACTGAGTATCATAATCAACAAATCTAACTAAATCAAGTTCCTTTGGAAAATCCTGAATAAAAGAAATCACATTCTCTCTTGTCGGATTAGGATTCTTCAAATAACAAAACTTAATCTTTTCACCGTTTTGTATGTATGCATATTTCTTATCCAATTTTCTTTCTTTAACATAATGATTAAACAACAATGCACCTCTTACATGCATGGGTGTTCCCTTTGCATATATTGTATTAACACCTTTATATTTTACAACATCAGATACAGATCGTGGAAATGAAATCTCTTCAGGTGGAAGTGACTTAAACTCTGTTCTACAATTATCAATATATTCTATCATTTCATCCTCAGTACCACTCATAATAACCTTCAAACCGTCTTTAATCATTTGCCTACAAGGTGCAGGAGTTGATGACTTGACTGCTTCTAGACCCATTATCTTGAGTTTGGGATCAGTATAACGAACACCCTCACTATCCCATACATTCAAGATGTATCTTTTCTTGGCAGTCCAGATACCACGATCAGCAATGTTCTCTCTCTTCATGAACATCTTCTGATCATAAGCATTTACGTAATCGGCCAACGCTTGATAAGAATTAGAAATATATTTTTCAAATTCCACCTCACACACCTTGTCAAGGAAATTAACGATCTCCTCATTAGTCGCCTCTCGCCCTTTGAATATAGCATCAACAAAAGGCCCCAAATTAAGATAAATGGAATCAGTATCTGAAGCAATAACATAATCAACCTCCTCGGTATTTAAAATTTTATTGAGTTTTCTATTCATTTTATTTTCTATCCAACGAATAGAAACTTGTCCACTCAGGGTAATGGCTTCAGCGTTAGCCAATTTAAAGTATCGAAAGTACTGATTGCCAATAGCACCATAAGCACTGTTAAGAGATATCTTCTTTGCCATCTGAATATTGTTACATCTAGCAATCTCTTTAGTGAGTTCAATAGAAGGGTTCTTTTCATAAGCCTGTTTTGCTTTAAGCATTCTCTTCTTGAAGATGACTCTTTCATTATACATCTTCTCCATAAGTTCTGGTAAGAACCCACGAACATCCTTTCTATACTGTGCTCCATTTGCACACACAGCATACTCACCTTCAATTACCTCCTGCTCTTCGAGGAGTCTATCAACTGTAACGGATGGATGCCGTGATTCACAGAGGGTCTCTGGCGAAATATTGTACTGCATAATAAGATGAGGATAGAGGCTATTGAGGTCAAAATTAACAACCCAATCATAGCGTCCTGGTTTCGGTTCCTTGACATAAGCTCCTGCGTACTTTGCGTCTTTAGTTGCCTCCCTTTTAGGTGGGATAGCGATTTTACGTTTGTTTAATTCACAATAGATGTAGTTATCCCACATCCTAACCTGAGAAAATACATCCTCATAGTTTACCTTAGCATCATACGCCATTGTAAATGCTAAGTCAAGTAGTTTCATCTTGTCATCAAGTTGATCTACCAACCTAACGTCATGGATGTTATATTCAATAAATTTTTGCCAATCATTCTCATAGAATTCTTTAAAAGTATCAAACTCAGAGTGATCTAACTTTCTTGCTCCAAGTTCAACCATACAGATGTGATCCAAGCGATACGATTCTTGGTTAGTATAAGTAAATTTCCTGTAAAGTTCAAGGTAATCCAGAGTAGAAATTCCTGGTAAATCGTAGGCGATTTGTCTTCGTCCTTTGATGTAAATTTCTCTAGAAGATATAAGTTTCCAAGGGCTAAGAGTCTTAGCAGACCTCTCACCAAGTATCCTGTCAATACGCCTAGCGATATAGGGAATATCAAAAAGCTGTACGTTCCAGCCCGTAATAACATCAGGACAATTCTCATTCCAGTACTCCAAAAATGCTGATAACATAGACTCTTCAGTTCTGAAGTGCATGTAATCTACATCATCATGTTTGTTATCAAATGGTCTCGCACCAAAGACAATAATGCGACCAGTATAAGAGTCCTTAATACTGATCGCTAGTATCTCTTGATCTGCTGATTCTATATCAGGAAATCCATTCTCAGCAGCAGTCTCAATATCAATATTGAAGATACGAATCTGAGAAGTATCATACTTGATATGCTCCTCTGGATGCTCCTGAGTAATATATTGATATAGGTAACGAGTGTTACCATAGATATCAAAATCTTCTACTTCCTTATACTTCTTTACAAACTCTCTTGCTGATTTGATGTCACCTAATTGAATAGGTTCTACACAATCTCCCTCAAGAGTCTTCCACTCAGAATAATTTTTACTTGCAACATAAAGTGTAGGGTTAAAAGGAACCCTGTAAGAAAAAGGAGAACCGCCTTCGTACCCACGTACTAGAAGACGGTTTCCTGCCTGTTCAACATTAGTATAGAACTTCATTCAGTAAGTACTTCAGGCTCAATTGGTTTGTAACTATAATAACTGGCAAGGAGATCCTTACCAGGTTCCATAAAGGTTAGTATATCAGAAGATCTGATAACTATCTCCTTAGTGTCAGCAAATGGTATCCAATCAGAAAGACTAGTACCAT